ATATAATAAAAGTGTATTGCAAGGTTTAAACGAATTGCAGTCAGCTATATTTAATTCTGAAATAGAGCAAAGAGTCGATATTCAAAAACAGGCTAACGAAATATTAAAATCTTTAGAGCCTGAGGAAACACCGCTACAAAAACTAACGAGAGAATTTGAAGAAAAAAAACAAATACTTGAATTAGCAAATCAAAGTACTTTAGAATTACAATCACAATTTATAGCAGATAGCGAGGCTTTAGAAGAGCAGGCACGTCAGAAACAAAAAGAAGCAGACGATGCAGAATTAGAACGTAAAAAACTTTTAAAAGAACAGGAGTTAGCTTTAGTAGGAGACACGCTCGGGAAAATATCTTTCTTATTAGGAAAAAATTCAAAAGCGGGTAAAGCATTTGCAATCGCTCAAGCGTTAATTAATACTTATCAAGGTATTACCGCAGAGTTAGCAACAAAAGCAGTTACTCCTTATGAGATAGGTTTAAAAGTAGTAAACGTCGCTTACATCGCAAAGACAGGTTTTGATGCTGTTAAAAAAATAGCATCAACAAGTACAAGCGGTAGCGGTGGCGGTGGCGGTTCTCAAAGTTTAGGCGGTGGCGGTGGCGCAAGTGCTACACCTCAATTTAATTTAGTAGGACAGTCAAGCACAAATCAATTAACGGCTACAATCGCAGGGCAACAAAACAGACCTGTTCAGACTTACGTTGTAGGAAGTCAAGTAACAAGCCAACAGGCGTTAGACAGAAACGCACAACAAGCATCTGTATTCGGCTAAAAAATACGACAAAAATTAATATTAATGTTATTATGTTATGAGAGTTTACGAGTTGTTTATTAACGATGAAATGAAAGACGGCTTAGATGCCATTTCAGTAGTAGGCAGTCCCGCAATGGAAAGCCAATTTGTAGCACTTAAAAAAGAAGAGAAAAAACAAACTTTTGCAAAGGTAGACGATAAGAAACGTATTTTAATGGGCATTATAATGAAGCCTAATAAAAAGATTTATCGATATGATGAGCAAAGCAAAGAGGAGTACGAGGTATTTTTTTCAGAGCAAACTGTAAGGCGTGCAAGTGAGTTGTATTTTAAAAAAAACAAGCAAAGAAACTTTAACGTAGAGCATAATTCGAAAGACGTTTTAGAGGGATATTTAGTTGAGAGTTGGATAGTTGAAGACCCTAAAAAAGATAAGTCAGCAATACACAATTTAGATGCAGAGGTTGGAGATTGGATTGGTAGTTTAAAATTCGATAGCGATGAAGATTATCAACGTGCTTTAGAAAATGGAACTGGTTTTAGTATTGAGGGTGTATTTTCAGAGAAAGTAATTTTAAAAAGTGATAAAATGGATTTTAAACAAATGAAAGACGAACTATTAAACGACCTTAAAGGGTTTTTTAGTAAGTCCGTCAAATTAGCGCAAGCCAATTTAAAAGAGGGCGCAGGCGTTATTGAATTTGAGGGCGATATGCCAACTGTAGGCACGCCTTTATCTTTGGTAACTCCTGAGGGTACAGTCCCTGCTCCTGCGGGCGAGTACACCTTAGAAGATGAAACTGTAATTATCGTTGGAGAAGACGGTAATATCGCAGAGGTTAAAGAAAAACAACCTGAGGCAGAAGTTGAAGTTGAAGTAGAGCAAGCTAAAGAAGTTGCGCCAACTACAGCAATGGACACTACAGGGGATTTAAAGGACATGATTTCTTCTATCCTTGTGAAATTTGGCGAGGATTTGAGAGCTGAACTTACAAACCATATTGAAACTAAATTTTCAGAAGCTACTAAAAAAGTAGAAGATTTGAAAGTTGAATTAAGCGAGCAACCCGCTGTAGAAAAAACAAAGGTTGCACCGATTGAAAAAGAAGTAAAAATGGCATCTACATCAAGAGGTCGTTTATTAGAAAGTTTAAACAATTTAAAAAACAAATAAGAAATGGCTACATCAGTAACAGTAAACAGTAACTATAACGGTGAGGTTGCAGGCGAAATCGTAGGTAAGGCATTCAAAGAAGCCGATACTATCGCAAAAGGTTTGGTAACAGTTTTACCAAATATTCCCGTTAAAACATCAATCCGTAAAATCGATTACGGTAATGGAAGACAAGACTTTTCTTGTGGGTTCACTCCTGCGGGTTCAGTAACTTTGGCAGAGGTTGTACTTGAGCCTAAGAAAATCAAAAACGAAGCTGAAATCTGTAAAGAGGATTTTCGTAATGTATGGGATACCGCTACAATGGGATTCTCTGCGCACAACGACAATATGCCTGCTGACGAAGAGCAAGCCCTATTAGTTGAAATCTTAGCCGATACAGCACAAGCTACAGACGCTAATATTTGGACAGGGGATGCAACAAACGACGGAGAGTTTGACGGATTTATTCCTTTATTCTTAGCCGATGCAACAGTTATCGACGTAGCTTCTCCTGTAGCTATTACAAAAGCTAACGTAATTTCTAAAATCGAAGCTACTTTAGCCGCTGTACCTGTAGCGTTAAGAAGAAAACAAGATTTAGTTTTTGCTGTATCTCCTGACGTTGCTTTGTTCTATACACAAGCGTTAGTATCTGCGGGTATTTCTAACGGTTTAGGCGGTGCTGATATGCCGTTAATGTATGGTTCATACAAAATGGAAGTTGTAAACGGTTTGCCTGACTCTACAATGGTAATCTACCAAAAGAAAAACTTATACTTCGGTACAGGTTTATTGTCAGACCACAACGAAGTTCGTATCAAAGATATGGACGAAACCGATTTGAGCGGTACAGTTCGTTACAAAATGGTATATACTGCGGGTGTTCAGTATGTAAGAGGTAATGAAATCGTATTATACACCACTTACACAGTAGCATAATTAAAAACTTAACCGCTCTTTAATTAGGGCGGTTTTTAAAACAAAATATATATGGCTTGTGATTTTATTACTAGCGGTCGTTTATTAGAATGTAAGAATTACACAGGTGGTTTAAAAAATGCGTACTTTGCTCCTTGGGCTGATTACGGTTTTGTAACAACCGCTTCGGAACTTACTTCTATTGGAACATTAGCTGAGGTATTCAAATTTGAATTGAAAAATACGGGCAACGTACCTACTGAAACTGAAACAGCTTCAAGAGATAACGGGACTATTTTTTACGATGCAAGTATTGAATTAGTATTAACGGGATTGAGTGCGCCTTTGGTTAATCAGGCAAAACTTTTGAGCCGTGACAGAATGGTTTTATTCTTAGAGGATAACAACGGTTTAGTACATTGTTTTGGAATTATAAATGGAGTTGATAAAACTACAGGAACAAGAGAAATTGCAGGGGATTTAGGTGGTTTCTACGGTCTTAAAATGACTTTACAAAGTCTTGAGCCAGATACTGCACCTATCTTATCAAGTTCAGCTAAAACGTCTTTGCTTGCGATTGTGAGCGATGTTTATGTAAACGAATAATCTTTAAAAAGAAAGGAGCATTAAACCCATCTATTAAGGTGGGTTTTTTGTTTAATACAAAAATGTATTTTGTTGTTATTATAGTATGACAATATTAAGACCATCTTTAGAAACGCAAAGCATAACTGTAATACCTCGTTACGATGTAGAAACTGTTACGCTAACTTTATTGAATGAAGAAACGCAAGTCTTAAATACATTTACCGTTTCAACTACTTATGCAAATGGTTATATGACTATTGCTTTTGATTTAACAGTTAAAGAAACAGAGAGTTTCAATTTAGAAATTAAAGACGGTACAACTGTTTTATTTCGTGGCAAAGCCTTTGCGACAGATGAAACAGATTTAGAAAATTATAAATTAAGTAAAAATTTATTGCAATGAGTGATATTCGAGTTGTAAATATGTCTTCACATAAAAGCCCAGAATTTGAGCCGTTTTCACAAGCGGGCAAAGATTGGGTTTTAAATGGTAAAGATAATAAAAACTATCAGTACGTTATTGACCGCTATAAATACAGTCCAACAAACGCTACTATTATAGACAGTTATTCCAACTACATTTATGGTAAAGGATTGACTGCAAAATATACAGCAGAAAACGCTAATCAGTTCGCAGAGGTTTTAAAACTTATTTCTAAAAAAGAACTAAAAAAAGTTGTTAAGGATTTTGCTTTATTCCACGAGGCGAGTGTTGAAGTTATTTTGGCTAAGTCAGGGAATAAAATAGTTGAAGTAAACCACTTACCTAAAAACAAAGTTGTACCTAATAAAGTAAATGATAAAGGCGAAATAGATAATTATTGGTATAGCTACGATTGGAGCGATATTCGTAAATATCCACCACAACCAATACCCGTATTTAAAAAAGGTACTACCCAAAAAAGAACGGTATTCATTATTAAAGAATATAACGTAGACGAGTTTTATTTCGCAAGACCATCATATTTTAGTGGTTTGAACTATGCCGAACTTGAAGAAGAAATAGCCATCTATTGTGTTAACCACATTAAAAACGGATTGAGTGCAGGGCATATTATTAACTTTAACGATGGCGAGGCAGACCCTGAGGTAAAAGATGCAATAGAGCGAAACATAGATAAAAAATTAGCGGGTAGCGGAAACTCAGGTAAACGTATTTTGTCGTTTAACTCAAACAAAGAAAACGCCACTACAGTTGAAGCTATTGAGATAAGCGATGCACATCAACAATATCAATTTTTAAGCGAAGAGGCTCGCAAACAATTAATGGTTGCTCACAAAGTTATTTCTCCAAAAATGTTTGGTATTGATAACTCTACGGGATTTTCAAGTAATGCAGAGGAAATTACAACATCATTTGACGAAACAATGTTAAGTGTTATACAACCACTACAAGAGCCTATATTAGATGGTTTGATGGAATTACTTTCTCATAATGGCATAAGTTTAGAGTTAGAGTTTTTACCATTAAGACCGAAGCCGATTGAAACACCTGCTACTACTCAAATGTCAAAGCAGTATAAATTTAATGAGGCTTACGTTGCCGATGGGTTAATTGCTTTAGGCGAAGAGGAAAACCTAAACGATTGGGAATTGGTAGCTGAGTGTGAGGTTGATTATACTAATGAATATAACTTTGCTTCTACGGGTTCGGCATTTCCTAACGCTATGAGTGAGCAGGATAACTCTGATTATATGGTAAGATACCAATACGCACCGTTAAAAGTTAGCGAAAACAGCCGTGAATTTTGTAAAAAAATGGTTGAGGCTAAGAAAATCTACCGTAAAGAGGATATTATCAGAATGGAAAACGAGGTAGTTAATGCGGGTTGGGGTCCTGATGGTGCTGATAAG